CGACGATAATTGGAACCTGACCATTTCTTCCGTCAGCAAAAAATCCGAAAACCATATCGGATTCTCTTGGGGTTGTAAACGAACCACTATTCAGAGAATTTACTGGGTGAGCCCAAGGGAGGTTTTCTGAGGGAATATCTGCTAAACTGGGTGAATGCCAATTAAATATTCTAACCTGACATCTCCCTAAAGTTAATGGGTCTTGACGAGATTCTACAATACCCATCCACCAGATAAACCCATCCATACCCGCATAATTTTTATCAATCATGATTTTATTAACTCTTGAATTTTCTCAGAGGAACTTAAACCTGGTGGCATATAATCACCGATACTATCAGATAACAATTCTAAGATTGTTGTGTGTATATCACCACCAATTTTGTGGTGTACTGCTGAAACTAGATATCTTCCAGACCTAACTTTATTCAGCGCAGAGGTTCCATCTTCTTGAGGTAAGAAATTTTGTATTTCAACATCAATAGTTATTCCTGCCTTTAGCATAGGATCGCCAGGCACTGTTCCGACCATTTTATATAGATGTAATTGTCCAAGTTTTGACGAAGTTTGCGCCAACCAATTTTCAGGAGTGGTCGGGTTATTTGTCGGATCAGAATCAGTAACCATCACAAATTTTTGCATATTTTCATAAGTATCATAAAAAGATTTTTCTTTTCTATTTCTAAAGCCACTCATAGGAACTTCTTTATTTAAAATTCCTTTATTTTTAAATTGAACTGAGCTGAAATTAAAAGTGTCGAACGATTTAGTTATTATATCAAGAATATTAATTGATGATGAAAATGAACCATACCTAATCGCTTTTATTAAATCAAATTCTTCTATAAAATTTAAAGAAGTAAATGTTTGCATATTTTTAGCTGGATCATCGTCAGTTTTTACAATTCTAGAATATGATGCGTATGTTGGACGTTTTAGTAAATCCTCATATGATACGAAATTATATCCGTCTCTATTTTCAAAAAACATATAAAGGCTTGATTTATCAGAATAAGCTCTGGTAGATAACCATTGTATTGCTTCTAAAGCGCTCATCCTAGGAATAATCAAATCATAATTTCCGTTAGTTTCAGACATAGTTGAAATTTTTGAATCTAACACACTTAAATGATTTTTTAAAATATCCTCAATCATTTGCTTAATAGTCAATCCCTTATAAGATTTTGATATTAGCATTTGAGGCGAAATTATCATTTCTTCGCTGGCCAAATACATGGTATAATTTTGCAGGTTTATTGATGCTGTTTTATTTGCTATTTTGTAAACTCTAAAAACCTTTTTTATTGGCGCATCCATAGAAGGTTTATCTAATTCTATCTCAATAAATTCATTTCCATGAAATCTAAAATTTGATAATAAGTCTTGCGCATCAGCTAATAAAAGAGTTGCTGTCATACATGGTGAGAATATGTCTTCATACAAATCTAAACTGAGAAACATCTTTCTAACATTAATTACATCACCACCACTGGTGTACAAAAGTAATTTGTTTAATTTATATGAATAACTAGTTAAAATATCTTCTGACATATTATTTCATTAGTCTCAAAAATTCATCTTCTATATTAACAATATATTCTTGCTTCATCAAATTTACTGTGCGCTTTTGTTCATTAGTATCAATCTCATAATCATATTGAGTTACAAAAACATATTCAGTTGTTGTCGTTATTGTAACAGGAGTGTTATCATAGTCATCAATACTTACAGTTTGTGTGTCAGCAACCACTGGATTATTGAGTGTCGGTAGAGTTGTTATAGTTTCTATGGCTGAATTAGCATCACTATAATACTGTTCTGTAATTTCAGTTTTATATGTTTGACTATCAATAACGCCATTTTTATTTGTGGAAACAGTAACTTGTTTTTCGTAATGGTGTAATGTACTTTGGGCTGTAGAAATTGAGCCATACTTGTCAATAATATAATTATCTAGTGATTGATTTTTTAATGGAGTGCCATAGTATGGATCGGTAATGTTATTTCCCAACATAATAATCCAGTATCTATTTGGGTCATCATACAATTTATGTGCGACAACTTCAGGATTATCTGATTCCTTCATATCATAAGAATAATATAAGTCTGAATTAGATAGGGCTTCCTTGACAAAATGAACTCTTGCAAATATATTCTTTACTTGCTTAAAATCGCGATGATTATCGTCTAGTGCATAACTTATTGTCGGAAAACGTTGAAAGTATTTCATTTTAGAATCCTGCGTCAATCATGTCGCGAGTTAGGATATCGACTTCCTTGAATCTCAACATTAAAGATATTTCAACTGGCGCACCATCATCGAACGTAGCAAATTGACCAGAGGAAGAGTAATTGACATCAACTCCCTCAAGAACACAAGTTGATATTCTACCGATATTTTTGTTCTCAGCATTTTTGAAATAATATTGAATATCAAACTGACCAGGTGGTGTAAAATATGCACCTGGAATATTTGCACCACCAGCTAAACCTGGCGCAGAGTAGCGTTTGAATAAGAAAATTATATCTTTTATTACTTGTGTTTCTTTTTGATTTTTTGGCTGAAACTTAAATTCAAAATTGAACGTTCTATTTGAACTACCTTTGAATATTAATTCAACTTGGGGATTTAGAGCTAATCCTTGATTTCTTAACATGAAGTCTGTAAATCCTGGACCTACGACACCAGTTTTTTCTGCTAAATTTCCTAGAGCTTCTGTACCACCACCAGAGTCTGGTGAAGATAATGAATCGAGAGCATCAACAATTCCGAAACCGTTCAAAGGATTGAAACTAAGTTTGCCAGCAGCATTTGATAATGCTGCACCACCTCTTTGAGCCTTACCCATATCGCCGAGTGCAGCAGTTAAAGACTGTGCATCATAATCATGATTATATGTGTGGAATACTGTGTCTGGCATATAAATTGCTATCGCCTCAGCAATTCTTTGCATTTTTGGTTTCTTTTGCATATTTCTAGTTAAACCAGAAATCACGCCAGTGACGCCAGTTTTTATAGCTGCTGTAGCGCCAACATTTCTTCCATATTTTGCAGGATCATCAATAACTGAACCGATTTGTCCTTCTTGAGCAAGTCCCGCCGCACTACCGAGAAGACTCATTGCACCTGCTGCAGCTGTTGCCATAGCAGACTCACCCAAGGTAGAAATTTCATTTCTTCCTCTAGATTTTTGTATATTTTGGTCGGAAATGCTAAATGCATTTTCTACAAGATTTTCTGATTCTACCGCAAACTTACTGGCGATGGGAAGATTGACATAAAATATTACATAACTTGGAACTGATGTTCCAAGTCCTTCCATAGGATACTGAGTTTTCTTAAAATCGTATTTGCTTTTCGTCAATACGTTTAACGGACCTGCACCACTGGCTTCGGTGAATTCGTTTTTCTCTCTAAGTGCAAATGCACCCTTTGGCGATTCTTGTTTCGGAGGCGAACCTGCAGACATTATAGATACTCTTATTTACGATAGAATTATTTATATGGCATATAGCGGTAAATTTTCACCAACAAACCCCAAAAAATATATGGGCAACACAACCAATATCTGGTATCGTTCTCTATGGGAACGAAAAGCCATGGTGTGGTTTGATACGAATCCGAATGTTTTAGAATGGTCTTCAGAAGAATTCTTCATACCATATTTATCGCCTATGGACAATAAATACCATCGGTACTTTCCCGACTTTCTAATCAAGGTTAAGAGGCGAGATGGTGGTATTGAAACCATTTTAGTTGAGGTAAAACCTGAGAAACAAACTAAGCCACCAGAGAAAAAGAAAAAAGTGACCAAGGGTTATATTAATGAGATTGCCACTTGGGGCGTCAACGAGGCGAAATGGAAAGCCGCTTCAGAATATTGTAAAGATAGAATGTGGACATTTAAGATAGTCACAGAAAAAGATCTGTTCGTCAAACCAAATAAATAGAATATGGCAATTATAATCAATAAAATTTCGCAACAGCTGGCTAAAACTGGCTACGAAAATCGCACGAAAAAGGCGAGGGATTGGCTTAGAAAAAAAGCAACCGAAGTAGCCACTCCAGGAAGAAAACCTCTATTAGCTGATGAAAGTAGAAAGGCTAAAAGAATAACTCCTGGAAAAATGTTTTTCTACATGTACGACCCTAAAACGAAAGATACTTTGCCATACTACGATAAGTTCCCTTTGGTATTTCCAATAGAACTTTATCCTGATGGATTTTTAGGAATGAACTTACACTATATTCGACCAAAACAACGAATAGCTCTTTTAGATAAGTTATATGAAACTTTAAACAATGAAAAGTTTAATGAAACTACTAAAATGAGAATTAGTTATGATTTATTGAGCGGCGCTTCTAGATTTAAAGAATTCGCGCCATGCTTAAAGCGTTATCTCGCTAGTCATATTCGTTCAAACGTTATTGAAATTGAATCTAGTGAATGGGAAATTGCAGCATCATTACCATTTGAGCAATTCGTTGGCGCGACGACGGCAAAGGTTCACAAAGATTCTCAGGAACTAATAAATGGCATTTAACGTCAACGATTTTACAACACATTTTGGTAAATATGAAGATTTTGCCAAAACAGATAAATTTGATGTGTTGATTGCTGTTCCAAATGGACTTACATCATTAGGATTCGGTACTCGAGAATTAAGTTTTCAGTGTGAAGCTGCCGAACTTCCTGGTAAAAATATTACTATGATTGAATACAGGCATTATGCATTCACTCAAAGAATACCGCATCTAATAACATATCCAGAAATTGCATTAACATTTTATTGTAACGGTCAATTGGAAGAAAAGAAATTTTTTGATGCTTGGTTTGATTTGATGATTCCTACCACTACTGGTTTAGTTAATTATTATTCCAACGACAGCGGTTCAATGAATTATTCTGCACCAATAACTATCAATCAGTATTCACAAAGCGCAAATGACAACGGAAGTCCAAGACTAATATATGGATGTCAATTAATTGATGCTATTCCCACATCAATCGCATCGCTTCCCCTAAACTGGGGAGAAGACTCTGTCCATAGATTACAAATTTCATTTGCATATAAAAAATGGACAAATATTGAGTTACCAGATTATACAAGTTCTGGTACAACACAAGTTGCTAATTATTCAAACAGAATTCCTACTAACGGATGATAATATTGAGGTGATTTAAGATGGCTTTACCTAAAATTGAATACCCTGTACATACAGTTCAGTTACTTTCTATAAAAGAACCAGTTCGTTTCAGACCTTTTATTGTGAAAGAACAAAAACTTTTGATGATGGCTTTAGAATCAGATGATCTGGAAACAATCATTGATGCTGTAAAACAAATAATCAATAATTGTTCAATAGACGATATAGACGTAGACAAATTACCTTTAGTTGACATTGAATATTTTTTCTTACAGCTGAGGGCTAGATCTGTCAGCGAAAATGTTGATTTATTTTTTAAGTGTAAAAATTTAGTTGAAGAAAAAGAATGCGGTATGATTGTAGACGCAACCGTTGATATAACCAAAGAAGTTAATATCATAAATTCGGCTGGTTCTAACAAAATAATGTTTACTAATAAAGTTGGTGTCTTAATGAGATATCCAACTTTAAACCAAGTTAAATTAATTGATGATGAAAATTTGACTGCAAAAGAAAAATTAATTATTGATTGTGTTGATAAAATTTTTGATGAGGAAAATGTTATTGATACTAATGAAACTACGCGAGAAGAATTAGTTCAGTTTATTGATAGTTTATCTAGCACAGATTATGAAAAATTGGAAACATTCGTAGAGGCTTCGCCGACCATACAGTATATCGGTCAGCATG